ACTTTCATAGGGGTTGTGTTTATCTGAATCCTAAGAATCATAAGAAGTTTGATAAGTTTAAGAACAGAACTATGCACCTACCTATGGAACCTATGAAACATTGTTTCATTGCAGGTAATCATGATTATCCAGAAATGTGTAAGCTGAGTCCTAACTATCTTGGACGATTTGGCTACCTGGCCAACCCAGATATGTTTTATGTTTCAGGTGGTTATTCTATTGACAAGTGGCATAGAACAATTGGAATCTCTGTCTGGCTTGACGAAGAACTTTCATTCAAAGAGCAGGAAGATGCCTTGCGTATGTATGCTAAAACAAAACCAAGAATTGTAGCCACCCACGATACACCTACAACTTTTAGAAATTCAATACTGACAAACATACATAAACAACGTGATGGAAGTATAAATGTAAATCTATTTGATAAGATGTTTGAGATTCACAAACCTGAATATTGGATTTGTGGTCACCATCATGTACATAAAGAATTGGATATAGAAGGAACAAAGTTTATTTCTTTGTTAGATGTACCTGATTTTTATGTTGGTGACCGACCAACAGATAAAAATTTCTTTGATTTGTATCGCAAAGTACTGCATAAATGTATATATGAAATTAAAGATGTTAAATGGTAAAGGTATAAATAATTATGAGTAAGAGAGAATGTAGCAAGTGTTGTTTTACATATAAGGGTCTAAAGTTTTGGCCATTAAAACCGACTGTAGATGCGATTGATTTGGATGATATTAGTCATGCTTTGTCTTTGCAATGTCGTTTTGCTGGACATATCAGACGACATTATTCAATCGCAGAACATTCAATTCGTTGTATGGAATATCTGAGTTGGGTTTGGGAAAAAGATGAAGATGTTCATGGATATATGCCTTCGATATTTCTCGACCAGTTTACTATTGGGTTTAATGACCTGACAAAAAATAAATTAATGCTTACTTTATTGATGCATGATGCAAGCGAAGCTTATCTCACAGACATACCAAAACCATTAAAGCTTGAGCTACCTAAGTACCGTGAGACCGAAGAACTTTGGGAAGCCAAGATAGCAGAGAAGTTTGAGTTGCCAACGCTGACAGAATCAGAGCAACATCTTGTTAAGACCATTGATTATCTTATGTTTAGGGTAGAGTGTGCAAGTTTATGGAAAGTACCGCAAGATGAATATCTATACAATTGGCCAGAAGCAGAAGGATACTGGCAGAAGTTTGTAGATGTTTTTGGATTGTTTGTTCCTGTGGATGATTTTAATTTTCTTGAAGATGAATTTGAAGCACATTTTTATAAATTAAAAAGTAATATTAAAAAGTTAAGTAAAGGAAAGTAGTTATGATTATTAGAATTGTTAGATTGAATACAGGCGAAGAATTAATTGCTAGTGTTAAAGACGATAACGCAAAAGCGTGGCAAAAAAGTAACGACACAAATGTAAATGTTGATAAGCCTGCTATATTAATTCCACGAAAGAACGAACAAGGTCAGACTGCATTAACATTAGTGCCGTGGGTTCCTTATATTGAAAAAGAAGATGGTATTAATCTTAATGGTAAGGGTGTTATGTATATTGAAACACCAAACATTGATTTAGTTAATGTATATAATCAGCAGTTTGGAAGTGGACTTGTGATTCCTCCTAACGCTGGTAAGAAAAAGAAAATTATAACTGGACCAACTTTGGCCTAATGGAGATTAAGTGATTGTCTGAATATTATACAAACATTGGAATAATTGGTGACTCTGTTCTTTATCGTGGGGTAAAGGATGGAGCTTCCTTTTATAATAAGGTGAAGTTTAAACCAACTTTATATGTACCTAGTCAAACCGTGACCGAGTACAAAACATTAGATGGTGAAAGCTTAGACCCTGTACAGTTTTCGTGTATGAAAGATGCACGACAGTTTATACAAGACTATAAGAATGTATCTGATTTTAAATTTTATGGTATGACTAGATATGCATATCAGTTTATACATGAAAATTTTAAGGGTGATATAGATTGGAAACTTGACGACCTGAATATTGCATTTTTAGATATTGAAACGGAATGTGAAAATGGATTCCCAGATATTGAAACTGCTAATGAAGCTATTAACCTCATAACTATAAAGACAAGAGGTAAATACCATACGTTCGGTTGTCAAGATTATCCAGCCACCAGAGCAACAAAGAATGGTGTGTTGTATCATAGATGTAAAGACGAAGCTGATTTACTAACACAGTTTATTGATGTATGGTCTAAAGATTATCCTGACATTGTGACTGGTTGGAACGTTCAATTCTTTGACATGATTTATATTGCAAATAGAATTGAAGTTGTGCTCAATAAGAAAGCAGTTAAGAAGCTTAGTCCGTGGGGTATAACAAGAGAACGCAGAGTTACCTTGCGTGGCCAAGAGTGTATTGGTATTGATATATATGGTGTTGCAACGATGGACTACCTTGACTTATACAAACGATACACATATGTCAACAGAGAAAATTATAAGCTTGGTCATATTGCTCATGTAGAATTGGGTACAACAAAGATTGACTATTCAGAATACGGTAGTTTACATTTGTTGTATCTAAATGACTGGGAAAAGTTTGTTGACTATAATATAGTTGACGTTGAGCTTGTTGCTAAGATGGAGGATAAGCTGAAACTTATCGAGCTTGCATTATCCATTGCATATGATGCTAAGATTAATTTTGAAGATGCAAAAAGCCAAGTACGTATTTGGGACACGCTGATATATAATAATCTATCTGATAAGGGAATACAAATTCCTCAGAATGATATGGAAACTAAGAATACACAATTTGCCGGAGCTTATGTTAAAGACCCTATTACAGGATTCCATAAGTGGGTTGTTTCGTTTGATGTTACTTCTCTTTATCCATCTTTGATTATGGCATTAAATATATCACCAGACACTATTAGGAATAGATATGATGTGTATAAAACTATTCCACAATTTGACCCAGACTATACTAAAACATTATCATGGGATGAAATGAAGAATGATAATTATGATGATGCTAAAACATTAAAAGATAATGATTTAATATATGCATCAAATGCTCAGTACTTTAGAAAAGATATTGATGGTTTCTTACCAGAAATGATTAAGAAACGATTTGATTTGCGTATTGCCTATAAGAATAAGATGATGGTCGCAAAGCAAGAATTACAGAATCTTAAAAAAGCGGAGACCCTGACTGACGAAAAGAAACATGAACTTGAATATGAAATTGCCAACTTTGATACAAAGCAGAAGGTGATTAAGATTTTATTGAATTCACTTTTTGGGTGTTTGGGTAACCAATATTTTAGAATGTATGACATTAGACAAGCAGAGGCTATTACCTTGAGTGGTCAGATGCTTATTAAACATGTTGCTAAGATGATAGATAAGTACTTGAATGATTTATTCAAGACTGATAAGGTTCCTTACGTCATATACGGTGACACAGACTCAGTATATGTTACGCTTGATGCTTTGGTTAAACAAGTGTATGGTGAGAACGTGCCTGATGATTCAAAGGTATGTACATTCTTAGATAAGGTATGTAAAGGAAAGCTGGAGCCGCTTATTGATAAAGGCTTCAAGCAGTTAGAAGATGAAAACAATTATATTGTTGACCAACTCAAGATGAAGCGAGAAGTTATCGCTGACAAAGCAATTTGGGTTGCCAAGAAGCGGTACATTGTACGCATTCTTGACGATGAAGGAGTACGCCTATCGAAACCAAAGATTAAGGCAATGGGACTTGAACTTAAAAAGTCCTCTACTCCTTCGTATTGTAGAGATATTCTTACCGAATCAGTTGATAAGATTTTCAATGGTACAGAAGCAGATGTTATACAATACATCGAAGATTGTCGGTCAACATTTGAAAGTAAACCTCTAGAGGAGATTGCATTTCCGAGGGGAATTACGAATATAAATAAGTGGAGATGCACAAGCGAAATAGTAAAAAGCGGATGTCCAATTCATGTTAGAGGTTCTTTGTATCACAATGAATTATTGAAACATTATAAATTAGAAAAGAAATATCAGAAGATAACAACTGGTAATAAAATTAAGTTTGTCTATCTTAAAGAACCTAATCCTATTGGTAGTCATGTGATTGCTTTCTCTGATGCGTTGCCACCTGAATTTAAATTGAAAGAGTATATCAATTACGACATACAGTTTAGTAAATCTTTCGTAGAACCATTGAAGATTATTCTTACCGCAATTGGTTGGAAGGCAGAATAAGAAAATACATTAGAGGATTTCTTTTCGTGAAAATAAATAACATATATTGTGGTGATAATATTAAGGTGATGAAAACATTTCCTGATAATTGTATTGATAGTATAATTACAGACCCACCTTATGGTCTTTCTTTCATGGGTAAGAAATGGGATTATGATGT